GACTTAAGTGTGTACCCCGGAAAAGTCTTTAGACGCCAAGGGGGTGCACCTGGTCAGGCAATTTTTGGAACTAAATTTCCTAATGTATCTAATGAAAATATGCAGATGTTTGATAAAGCCCGTGTATTGGCTGATGAGTCTACAGGCTTTCCTAGCTTTGCTCATGGTCAAACTGGTGTCCAAGGAGTGGGACGAACCGCTTCTGGTATTAGTATGCTTATGTCTGCTGCTAATGGCAGTATACGGAACGTGGTTAAAAATGTCGATGACTATTTACTAGCTCCACTTGGTAAAGCTTTCTTTAACTTTAATATGCAGTTTGATTATGATACTAATATTAAAGGTGACTTAGAAGTTAAAGCTCGTGGTACAGAATCATTAATGGCTAATGAAGTTAGATCACAAAGACTAATGCAATTCTTAGGTGTAGTTCAAAATCCAGTACTAGCTCCATTTGCTAAGATGGATTATATAATACGTGAAATAGCAAAAAGCATGGATCTTGATCCAGATAAATTAGTTAACTCTATGGGTGATGCTGCAATACAAGCAGAAATACTTAAAAAGTTTAAAGAAGAAAATCCACCACCTGAAGCTCCAGCAGGAGCACCTCAGCCTCCAGCACCAGGAGCACAACCTCCAGCAGGTGCTCAAGTTCAAGATACTCAAGGATCAGGTGGAGGTCAAATAGGTACAGGTAGTGTACCTACTCCAGGAGAACAAGGCTTCTCAGCTAATACAGGGCAACCTCCAATACAATGAATAAATTAAAAATGTTTGTAAACAATCCAGAACTTTGGGAATCTTTTGTTGAAGAACTAGAAGTGCGTCTTGAAGCTAATCACAAACAATTAGAACAAATAACAGAAACAGAAGAACTACATAGACTGCAAGGTGTAGCGAGAACGCTACGAGCTTTTATGAGATTAAGGGATGATGTAAATGGGTAATTATATACCAGGTATAGATGAAACTAAAAAGTTTTTAAATGATAATGTTCAACCCACAATAGCTAATATACTTGGTATATCAGATGAAGGAAAATTAGCTAAAGAACAAGCTAGAAATTCTGCTCAAACACGAATGAACATGGGTATGTTAAATCAAGATGCTTATGAAGATACTTTAAGACATTTATTATTAGGTGCTTATACTACATCAGAAGGTGGTTTTGATATAGGAAAAAGAATAGGTGGTGGTTTAATAAACTTTAGGGAATTAGGTGAAGGTAATGAAGGTGAAATAGATATAAATAATAATAATCTAGGAAAAATACTTGCTAAATTTCGTATAAGTAAAGAAGGTGGGGAGCTCAGAGGAGATGCATTAAAAGAACAAATTCTTGAAGATGCTAAAATGTTAGCTGCCTCTGTTGATATAGGTAGTAGTGAAAATCAAAAACAAATAAAAGATTATTTATATGGCGAAGGTGGTTTAATGAGTAAATTAAATAACTACTCTAAACAATTTAAAACAGCTGGTTTTGATGTACCAAACGCATTTGCAATACAAGATGAAGAAATAAAACCAATGTTAAGTACTAAAGGGCGTAAATTAACAAATGAAGAAATTAAAAAACAATTATCAGGTATGAATAAAGGTGGTATAATGGATAATCAAATGGTCAAAGCTTTTGCTATTGGTGGTGAAGTAACAGATCCTATAAGTGGAAATGAAGTACCTGAGGGATCTTTTCCTAATGAAGTGAGAGATGATGTACCTGCAATGTTAAGTGAAGGTGAGTATGTTGTACCTGCTGATGTATTACGTTTTTATGGTTTAAAATTCTTTGAAGACTTAAGAGAAAATGCTAAAATAGAAATAGCAAGAATGTCACAAGAAGGTAGAATAGGTGGAGATCCAATAGAAGAATCTCAAAGTTTAAATGATGCAGATGTTGATACTTTAGAAAGCATGATGCGTAATGCAAAGAATGGTTCAAAAGGTGACATTCAAGAAATGGCTAAAGGTGGGTTAATAGATAAACTTGCACATACAATTAAAACTGATAGTGCAATTAATCAAAGATTAGCTAAAGGTGGAGTTGTTATAAAGATGGCTCCAGGTGGGTTAGTAACTTCTAATATATACCAAGATCCTACTAAGATGGATGAAGTTATAAAAGAGGTACAAGTAGCAGCTAAAAATAATCCAGCACTATTTCAAAGGTTAGCTAGTAAGGGTGTAGTATTAGATAAGACAAATGCTACTATGGACTCAGAAAAAATGCTTAAAGAAAATAAACCTAAGTTTGATATAGAAACAGGTAAAGAAATAATTACGGCTAATGAAGGTGGATTAATAGGTTATAGTAATGGTGGTTATCAAGGTGATTTATTTAACCCATATTTTTATCAAAAACCTAAAGATGATAATACTGTTGATGAAAGATACGCCAATGAATCAGGAGAAGTTATAACAAAACATTATAAAATAGTTGATGGTATAAAAATGCTTACAGGTTATACAAGAGACAGTAATCCAGATCGTAAGTTTAGTATACCACCTTTAGAATTACCAGCAGGTTTTAATCAATTAATAACTACACCATCAGAAAGTGAAATGGATAATCTTACTGCAACACAAGTAGAAGATAGAGATGGACCTGATGATACTGGTACACCTGATACTACAGGTTGGTCTAAAGATTTAAATATGAATGATCCAAACGCAGTACAAAATTGGATAGATAATAATCAAAAATCAAAAATACCAGGAATTATTGGGGTAGCTACAAATATAAATAATGAATACAGAGGTGGAGTAATTGCTTCTTTAGCAGAAGTATCTGGTAATAAACAAATAGCAAGTATGATGAAAGATTATTTAGCTGACTTTACATCAGATCCTAAAAGTATTACAGGAAAAATAAAAAGTTTATTTACTACTTTAAGCCCACAGCAAAGAAATAAATATATAACACAACAAATGGAAAACTTTACTCCAGATAATGTTGGTGGAACAATATCAAAACCTGAAGGAGATGCAGCTTTAGGATCTTCTGGAGGTGACACAGGATTTAGTTTTGGTGTACCAACACCTGGAGATACTGGACTTGGAACTATAAGTGTAGGTGAAGCAGGTAGACCATCGGGTAGTAATACTATGTCAGGTGGTAGTAGCTCATCATCATCGAGTAATAACAACTCATCATCTACTACAGGTGGTGAATCTACTAGTGGTACGCAAATGGATCCAGATGGATCAATGGGTAATGTAGGATCAGGAATATCATCAGGAGGCTTTAGTTCTTCTATAGGAAATATAGATCCAGGGGATAAAGATTTTATGAACAAAGGTGGCCTAGCAACTAAGAAATCTAAAAAGAAAGCTTATAATAAAGGTGGTTACTCTACTAAAAAGAAAATGAACACTAGAGGTTTAGTTCAGAAAAAGAAAAACTCAAAATAACTATAAGGCTACTCAGCTACGGCTGACCCCAACATAAGGAGAATAAATATGCCTCAATTAGAAACTGAAGTAAAATCAGAAAAAATAGCTGGTTTTGTAGATTCAAGCTATAATAAAAATAGACAAAGAATCGAACAAGAAGAAAAAGAACTTGAAGAGCTTATGAAAGAAACTTCTGAAGAAACAGAGGAAGAAGAAGTAAAAGCTGAAGAAGTTCCTGAAGAAAATGATAGTAAGCTTACTGGAGAAGAAAAATCTTTTAAGAAAAGATACGGTGATTTAAGACGCCATATGAATGAAAAAGAAAAATCTTGGAAGGAAAAGTTTGAGGTACTTGAAGAACGTCTTAGTAATGAAGTAATTGCACCACCTAAGTCTGATGAAGATATAGCAGCATGGGCAGAAAAATATCCTGATGTAGCTGGAATAGTAGAAACTATTGCACAAAAAAAAGCACAGGAGTTATTTAGTAAGACAGAAAATAGAATTAAAGAGCTTGATGAAGTACAAAGTGAAGCTATTAGAACTAAAGCTGAAAATGTAATTCGAGAAAGTCACCCTGACTTTGACAAGCTAAGAGAAGCAGATGAGTTCCATACATGGGCAGATGCTCAACCTAAATGGGTTCAAAATGCTTTATATGAAAATGCTGATGATCCAGCTTCTGTAGTACGTGTTATAGATCTTTATAAAGTAGATAAAGGTTTAACTACTAAAGATAAAAAAGCTAAATCTAAAGCTGCTGCCTCTATGGTAAGCAAAGGTTCTAAAACTAAGGTAGACGCAGATGACTCTAGTAATAGTATTAAAGAGTCTGATGTAGCAAAAATGTCTAACCGTGAGTTTGAAGAGAAATCGGAAGAAATTACCCAAGCAATGCGTTCAGGTAAATTTATTTACGATGTATCGGGCAATGCTCGGTAATAAGCTGTTGACAAATAAAAAATTAACAGTATAACTAGGGATAATAAACAAAGCCCCTTTTAGGACAACCTCTGTTTATTATTCAAACCCAATAAGTCTAAACAATAAAAGAAGAACTACCTGCCAAGTATAGGCCCGATAGTTTTTAAGTAGGCCAACTTAAAGATTACTCGCACCCTAGAAAATGTCAGCCTCTCTGTCATTATGTTTAGCTACTAGCCAAACATCCAAGGAGGACATAATCATGGCTTTTACAACCGCAGCAGGTTATGGGAATCTACCTAACGGTAATTTTAGTCCTGTAATCTATTCTAAAAAAGTACAACTTGCGTTTCGCAAGAGTACTGTTGTGGGTGATATAACTAACTCTGACTATTTCGGAGAGATAGCTGCTCAAGGTGATACAGTCAAAATCATCAAAGAGCCAGAAATTTCTGTTAGTTCATACGCCCGTGGCACAACTGTTACAGCACAAGATCTTGACGATGAAGACTTTTCACTTGTAGTCGATAAAGCAAACTACTTTGCTTTTAAAATGGACGACATTGAGGAAGCTCATTCACACGTTAACTTCATGCAGCTTGCAACAGATCGTGCTGCATATCGTTTAGCAGATCAGTACGACCAAGAAGTTCTTGGCTACTTATCAGGCTTTAAGCAATCAGCTCTGCACTCTTCTGCTGACACAGTAAACTCCACTACAAGTGGTACTGTTGCTGTTTCTACTGCAGGTACAGACGAATTGCTTGATAGCATGAAACTGCAAAAAGGTGACTTTGGTAACATTACCACAAGTTCCGCAGGAGCACATTCAATTCCGATTGCTGCTCGATTACCTGGTGCAACTGCACTTCCAACAGCGACTGCTTCACCTCTTATGGTAGTAGCTCGTATGGCTCGTTTGCTTGATCAACAGCAAGTTGATACAGCAGGTCGTTGGCTTGTAGTAGATCCAGTGTTCATGGAAATCTTGCGAGACGAAGATTCACGTCTTCATAATGCAGACTTCGGTGAGTCAGGAAGTATACGTAACGGACTAGCTGTCAATAATCTTGGTGGTTTCCGTCTGTATGTTTCTAGTAACCTACCATCAGTTGGCACAGGTCCAGGTACTACAGGTACTGCAAACCAAATTGCTAATTATGGTGTTATCGTAGCTGGACATGACTCAGCTATAGCAACCGCAGAACAGATCAATAAAACAGAAACCTACAGAGATCCTGATAGCTTTGCTGATATTGTTCGTGGGATGCATTTGTACGGCAGAAAGGTACTTCGTCCAGAAGCTATCACTGTTGCACAATACAACGCAGCGTAAGGGAGGTTTAATAAATGGCTACTATTACTTCATTATTGTTACCTGCACATGGAAGTTCACAACGTGGACGTTCACCGTACATGGTACAAAAAACTATTGACCTAACTGCACAGGCTATTGACTGTTCATCTGGTGATGTAGTTCAATGCCTTACTATTCCTGCCAACACACGAGTAATTCATGCTGGTTTTCAAGTTGTAACTTCTGCAACTATGAACACAGGTACGAATGCTACGGCAACACTTGGTGCAGCAGATGCTGACGAATTTGTTGCTGCATTCGATATTGATGGTGCTTCTGATGGTGCTTATGCTCCTTCAGCTACTCCAGCAGCAGACGTTACTCTTGCCTCTGCAGATACACTAGACCTGACTTTTGCAGGTGATGGTGCTACATTCTCAGCAGGTAAGATTCGTGTTTACGCTTGGATGGTTGACGTTAGTGATCAAGGCGACTCTTCTCCAGTAGAAGTTGATCGAGACTTGCTCGCATAAATGTTTAATGAGGGGGCAGGGAAACTTGCCCCTTCTATTATATAGGAATTATAAATGGCTGAAACATATCTTACATTGACTAATAAAGTAATAGCTAATTTAAATGAGGTTGCATTAACTTCATCAAATTTTTCTAGTGCACGAGGTATACAAATACAATGTCAAAACGCTATAAATGAAGCTATTAGGTATATCAATCAAAAAGATTTTAATTATCCTTTTAATCATGCAACTGCTACAAAAACATTAACAGCAGGAGTTGTTAGATATACAGCACCTACTTCTACTAAATTAATAGATTATAACACTGTTAGACTTGTTAAAGATTCTACTTTAGGAAACTCAGGTTATAAACTAATACAAATGAATTATAACCATTATATAGATAAACACGTAGATCAAGAAGATGAAATAGATACAACTACTTTAAATGGTTCACATACTGACTCTGTAACAACTATAACCGTTGTAAGTACTTCAGGTTTTGACAGTAGTGGTACTTTATATATTGGAAATGAAATAGTTACTTATACAGGTACTTCTAGTACTACATTTACAGGAGTTACTAGAGGTGCATCTAGTACAACTGCTGCAGCACATTCTAGTGGTGTAACTGTAGCTCAGTTTGATAAAGGTGGTATACCAACACATATTATTAGAACACCTGATAATAATTATTTAATTTACCCATACCCTTTAAAATCTTATAATATAAAATTTGATTATTATACATTTGCTTCTGATCTATCTGCACATGATGATACAACAACTATTCCTGATAGATTTAGTTATGTTATTGTAACTGGAGCTACTGCTTTTGTTTATCAATACAGAGGTGAAACAGATCAATATCAATTAAATATGCAAAGATTTGAACAAGGCATAAAAAATATGCAAACTTTATTAGTTAATAGGTTTGAATATTTAAGATCAACATATCCTTTAGGCCGTTCAAATAATGTTAAATTAACTGCAATAAGAGTTTCTTAAATGCCAGATAGTTCTAAAGTAAATCCTGTAGCATTTAATTGTGAGGGAGGTTTAATTTTAAATAGATCTACCTTTTTAATGCAACCTGGGGAAGCGTTAGAATTACAAAACTTTGAACCTGATATTGGTGGTGGATACAGAAGAATAAGTGGTTTTAAAAAATACGTTAACCATATAGTCCCTCAAACGTCTGCTTCTTCTGAAGCTATATTAATGAGTACTGTATTTTCTAATAAAGTACTAGCAGCTAGAGGTGAAAAAATATGGAGTTCTGCATCTACAACTGTATCTACTGCTATAGCTTCAGGAACAGGTATGACAGGTTCAAGTACACTAACTGTTGCTAGTACTTCAGGGTTTTCATCTAGTGGTACGTTACAGATAAGTAGTGAAATATTTACATATACAGGTGTAACATCTACTACCTTTACAGGTGTGACAAGAGCAACTTCTAGTACATCTGCTGCTGACCATGCTGTAAAAGATATTGTTTCTGAAAGTTGGACTGTAAGAGATACAGGAAGAACAAATGCAGCAAAGTATTCTTTTGAAAAATTTAACTTTGACGGCAATGATAAAATAATTGTAGTTGATCAAACTAATGCACCTACAGTTTTTAATACTTCTTTATCTGCTACGGATGTAAGTGAAAGCAGTGTTGCTGGTGCTAAACACGTAACTTCATTTAAAGGACATATGTTTTATTCAGGTATGTCTAGTACACCTGAAGAATTAGTATTTAGTCAACCTTTTGATGAAGATGCTTTTAATAGTGGATCAGGTGCAGGTAGTATTAAAGTAGATGACACTATTGTAGGAATGAAAACATTCCGTGAAGATTTATTTATATTTTGTGAAAATAGAATATTTAAATTATCAGGTACATCTTCCGCAAACTTTGCTATAAGCCCTGTAACTAGAAACATTGGGTGTGTAAATGGTAACACGATACAGGAATTTGCTGGTGATTTAATATTTCTTGGACCTGATGGTTTACGTACTGTTGCAGGTACAGCTAGAATTGGTGACGTAGAATTAGGTACAATTAGTAAAAACGTACAACCTTTATTTGATGAACAAATTATTAATTCTTCAATCTTTGAAAGTGTTGTAATACCAGATAAAACTCAATACAGAATACTCTTTTCAAAAGATGGTCAAGCACAAACTTTAACAAAAGGTGTTATTTGTGTAAGAAAAGGAGAATCTTATGAGT